CTCTATACAATTTAGCGTAAGAGAAGATAATAATACTGACTTCACAACTTTATCTAGTAAAGTAGCATATCAATTCCTTAGATATCTTACTCCCTTAATGTCTATAATGAGAAATGGAGCGGTGGGCATCGGGACTTCAACTCCGAGTGCTCGTCTTGACATAGAAGGGGGCGCAGTAAGAATTGGAGCAAATGCACCAACTGGGGGTGTTGCTTCTTTCTTATATTTAGATGCTCCAGCATCTAAGGATTCTGTTTTAAACTTTCATCAAGCGGGTAGTCAAGTTGGTAAATTAGGTTATGATGCTTCTTTAGGTGGTATTGCTTTTGTGGCGGGTGCTGGTTCATTTGCAACTGCTGACGCAGTTATATTAGACAATGGCAATATGGGCATCGGGACTACGACTCCGAGTGGAAGGGTAAATATACAAAGTGCAGCAGCAAGTACTTATTTGCTAAATTTAGATTATTCTGATGGAACAGATGGCGGCGGTTTTTATGAAGCATCTTCTACGGATTTAAGTTTATTTTTAAAAAATAGTAGTGGAACTAATACTGTTACAATTGCTACGGATGGAGATTCATTTTTAAATGGTGGTAATGTGGGCATCGGGACTTCGACTCCTGTAGGGAAGTTAACAGTAAATACAGGTACTTCTACTGCTAATTTAAATATATCAAATCAAGAAAATGGTTCTATTTCTTTCCATAATAACGCTACCAACAAAGGATTCCCAACAATAGTAGGTAAAAGTAACGATGGGGCAGGTTTAAATCTCATATCTGCGACTAATGATACAAACTCTAATTGGGATATGCAGTTTAATGTAAGAGAAAATGACAACTCAGATTTTACTACACTTACTTCTACTGCTTTTTTATTTAGTAGGTCTTCAACAAAATTACTTACTATTTTAAGAAATGGAGCGGTTGGCATCGGGACTTCTTCTCCGAGTTATAATTTGGATATTGAATCTTCTACTGCTCAATTAAGAATACATAGCACCACCAACAATGCAGTTTTAAGGATAGAAAGTCCAAATACTAAAGAAAGCAAAATATATTTTGGTAATGATTCCCAAGTAGATTCTGGCACGATTGAATATAATCATACTTCTAAATATATGTCTTTTGATACTGATAATTCCGAAAGAATGCGTATCACTTCCACTGGAGCGGTGGGCATCGGGACTTCGACTCCGAGTGCGACGCTTCACCTAAGCCAAACTGGAAATGCCGATATTTTAATTGAAAGAGCTGCGGGTGCAGAGTTAAGACTAAGGTCACAGAGTAACTTAGGTTATATAGGTACAGATAGCAATCACCCTTTAAACTTAGGTACAAATGCAGCTACAAGATTAGGAATTAAAACAAACGGTCAATTACAATTTAATACCTACACAGGCACTACCCACGATGGCACACCAGTTAAAATATTAGGAGTTGATGCTTCGGGCAATGTAGTAAAAACAACACGAACTTATCAAACTAAATCTTCTTTAAGTTTTGATAGTCTTGGAGAAGCAACCGTTACGCTGCCATCTACGGCTTTATATGGGGTAACTGCAACGCTTGAAAGTTCCGCAGCTGAGTTTATTGTTATTGCTCAATACTTGGCGGGTACATCAGTTAAATTCAAATTATACGATCACACTGGTTCTGCCGTTGCGAGTGTTACTAGAACAGTTCATTATACTTACACAATATAAAATAATAATTCTTTTAATAAACATAATTTAAAAAAAATGGCTTTACAATATTCAAAAGACCTTTATGGTAAAACATTTGATCAAGCTTATGTGAGAATTTCTCAGATAAGAACAAGGCAAGAAGTTTCACAAACTGAGGAAACCACAGAAAAAATTATTACAGGCGAATGTATTATTCAAACTTTCCCTGATAAAGCAACTAGAGAAGCAGGTGGGGAAACTATGAAAATAGACAGGCTGCAAATTACTTTTGATAAAACATCGGCAGATAATTTTTACGCTCAAGCGTATGCTCACTTAAAAACATTGGATGAATTTGCTGGTGCGACAGATGTAATTGAAGCTAACGAGCAGCCATAAAGACTTTATTTAAGTATAAGTTTTTAAAGCTAAAATTTTGTATATTTATGGGTAGGTTATCGGATGCAATTAACTTAGGGTATTGGGAACGCAAAGTGCGTACAGATATTATGGCTAAAGAATTTTCTGCTGCCACAAGGGAATTAGAAAAGGAAGTAGCTGAGATAGTTAAAAAGTTGGATAATCTACCTAAAGAATATACGCAAAGGCGTAAATTGTACTTATTAAGGAAAGCTGGTAAAGAATTTGTAAAAACAGTTCAGAATAATATTAGCGATAGTAAGTACAATCATTACCGATATCGGGAAAATGTTATGAAAGATAAGCCTGATAAAATAACTTACCATAGCGGAAACCTAAGAAAATCAATAAAAGTATTGAGGTTTAGAAAGAGTAAGAATGCGGTTTATGTCGGCCCTCGTGTGGTTAGGAAAGCCCATTCAGATGCGAAACATTACGGATTGAATGATAATATAGTTGACCCATTTTACGCTGCAATGGTGGAATATGGAACAAGGCATTCAGAACCTCAAGGATATATGGCTAAAGGGTATGAGCAAGGTCGTATAAAGGCTTTGAATATTTTGGTTAGAGGAGTTGAAAGGATTTTAAAAAGTTACGAGAAAAAAAATAGGGTTTAAGTGATAGAAAAAGCGATTTATAATATTTTGTCTAATGATGTAGATCTTACTGCCGAGATAGGGAATAAGATATATCCATCTATTGCACCAAGACATATTGAGCCTACTTTTATGGTTTACAGTATTGTTTCAAGCAATACAATAAGGACAAAAGACGATCCATTCCCTTTGACTAATTACTTAGTCCAAATAGATACATATTCGGAAAATGCGTTAAATGCTATTGAGGTGAATGATTTAGCAAAAAAAGCATTAAGCCGTAAAACTGGCGAATACGGAAGTATTTGTATTTTTTCCACCACTATTGATTCCGAGATGGATGGATATAGTGGAGAGGATGAAGTGTTTAGAAAAACACTTAAATTTGAAATAATTGCTAAAAATTTAAATTAAATAAAAAATGGCTTGTACAACAACAATAGTGAACACAAGTTTGCTTACATTATACTTTGAATCTGCTACTCCTGGCACATTTAACAAAGTGGCTCATTCAACTGATGCTACTATTTCTTTTAGTGCTGAAACTGTTGATATCACTTCAAAAGATACATCAGGATATAGAGATACCATTGCAGGTTTAAAGTCTTGGTCTGCTAACTTAACGGCTTTTATTGACTATTCTGCGACTTATGGTCAAGAAGAATTGGTTGATAAGTGGATTGCTGGTGAATGTGTTAAGATTCGTTTTACCACCGATGTAACTGGTGATGTTTACTACGAGGGTGATGCAACTATCACATCAGTAGAACTTAATTCATCAGGTGCGGAGGAAGCTGCTTCATTCAGCTTATCTTTAGAAAACGCTGGTGCAATCACAAAAGGCACAAATTAATAATTTGTTGAACCTATGGGGGGGGTAGCTTTGGCTACCTGCCTTTTTTAAATTAACCTAAATGGAATATATAACTATAAACGGAGAACAAAAGCCTTTTAGGTTTAGTCTTAGAGGTCTGAAAAGATTAGAAGCTGCTATGGGTGCAGATGCTTTTAACCAAATAATGAACGGAAGCCAAACTGCCTTTGGCGATACCATTAAACTAGGCGAAAGCGTTTTATTTATTGGTTTAAGTGAAGGTGCTAAAAAAGCAAAGGAAAAGTTTGATTTCAAACTTGAGGATATTGAAGAATTGCTTGATGATGGGGGTATGGCTTTCCTTGAGGAAATTATGGCTTTATTTGAAAAGTGTATTACAAGCCCAAAGTAATAGCCCAGATAGCTGAAGAGCGAACAGATGTTGAGGGGGATTCTAAAGAAATTGATTTTTGGGATTCCCTTTTGTTTTTACTAGGCTATTTGGGTTTAAGTGCGGATGAATTTTGGGATTTTCAATACAATGAATTAGCGATGCGTTATCATGCGTACAGGGACAAAAGAGATGCACAAATAAAACACGATTATAATATCACAAGGTGGCAGAGTTGGATGTTATTGCAACCCCATATAGATAGCAAAAAAGGAGGGATGAAAAGCCCTATAGATTTAGTAAGGTTTGACTGGGATGAAGAAGCAAAGGTAATACCATTAAAAAGCGAATTTACAGAACAACAGAAAAAAATAATTGAAAACATGGATAATGCGGTGTTTACTGGTGGCGATCAATTTGATTCATTAGTGGATATTGGTAAACGACAAGAAAAAGGATTATAATGGCTACAATAGGAGATTTAAAAATTAAGGTTAGTGCGGTTACAATGGGGCTGCGTTCTGGGCTTAGAAAGGCGGAAAAGTCGCTGAGTAAGAGTGCAAGAAAGATGCAAAACATATCAAGGAATATGGCTCTTAAAGTTTCAGCACCTATTATCGGTATAGGTGGGGCAGCCTTAAAAGCATCTGCGGAATTGGAGGTATTAGAAACATCCTTTGGAACGCTTACAGGTTCAACCGAAAAGGCGAAGGACATAATGGAGGACTTGAAAAAGTTTGCTAGTAAGACTCCATTTCAGATTGCAGGGTTAGCACAGGCACAAAAGACCTTAATGGGCTTTGGATTATCTATTGAGGAATCAAGGGAACAATTAGAACTTTTGGGTAATGCTTCGCAAGGATCAAGTGAAAAACTAAAAGGTTTAGCGGTTGTAATGGGTCAAGTGAAAGGTGCTGGTAAATTAGACGCTAGAGATACTTTGCAGTTTATTAATCAAGGTGTACCTATTATTCAACTTCTTAGTGATACTCTTGGGAAGTCAGCAATAGAAATTAAAGAACTAACAACAAAAGGCAAGATAGGTTTTGAGCAAGTTAGTGCTGCTATGCGTATGGCTAATGAGGAAGGCGGAATGTTTTATAAAGGTATGGAAAGGCAAAGTAGGACTTTACAAGGTGTAATGAGTACCTTAAAAGATAATGTGACTTTGGCACTTGTTGAGTTAGGGGATGACATTAGCGAAACATTTGATTTAAAGGGGGTTGTGACTAAGCTAACGGAAAAAATACAAGCAATAACTAAAGCGTTCAAGAATTTAAGCCCTGAACAGAAAAAAGTAGCAATAAAAATGGCTGCCATAGCCGCTGCAATTCCTGTGGTCATTGGGGGGTTAGGGCTTTTAGCTTCTGGTCTTAGTGCAATTGCTGGTTTAGTGGCTGCTATATCTTGGCCTGTAACTTTAGCGGTTGCCGCTATTGCCGCACTTGGTGTGGCTTTTTACAATGCTTACCAAAGTAGTGAAAGTTTCCGTAAAGGTGTAAATGCAGTATATAGTTTCTTGCAAAGTTTTGTGAAAGATACCATTGAACAATTTAAAGACTTTGCA